TCACTTCAATCTTCTGTATGAGCCAAGGCAGGAACATTACCACGCCCCCAGGGATCTCCACTGCCTGGCCTGCAATCTTGATAATCACACCCCCGGTGGCATATACATAGGCTCCAGCCACTTCTGCGCCCAGATCCACTGTAGCGTAGGATGATCCGGTAGGCTGAGCCGCTGCTATGGGGTTGCAGAACACCCCAGGAATAGGCTTAAAGGAGCCGTCCCTTACCTGGCTCGAGGGAATCGAAGTAACACCCACGCTCAACACTCCTTTACAGTTTTACAGTGGGGCAGGCAGCACCTGCCCCACCTGATTTATGAACTTGCGATGCTTTTAATCTGGTTCAGCTTGGACTTGAGCTTATCTACATCCGCCTTCAGAGCAGTAATTTGGGACTGCAGCTTCTGCACGGTCTCGGAGTCCTTCGGCAAAGTGACCTTAATATGGTCGCCATGACCGGTTACTTTGCCCCCGACCAGCTCGACCACATACGCCGCCCGGACGTAAGTGGCGTTGCCTATCAGGTACCCGACCTCGCTTACCTTCTTACCGTCTACATAGATGTCAATAGTGCGATCGGGTTTAGGGGATACCGCCGGCTTCAGATGTGCTTCGATCGCCGCCAAGAAGTTCGCCCAGCCGTTCTTCCGGCTTCGTATTACCTGCGGACAATTCTTGCCGCTCCAGTCGTAATGTTGCTTCATACAGGCCGGGAAGGGCTTTAAGGTCGGGATCTCTTTGATCAGCTTCGCGCAGAGCCATGCGGCGTTAGCCTCCGCCTGCGCCCGGTTGCCGTCTGCGTTCATGCAGATCTCAATGCCGATGCTTTTACGGTTACCGACACCATTCACTCCATCCCCGGCGTGCCAGCCATTGGTATCTGTCGGCAAGTGCTGGTAGATCTCGTGGTCATCAACCGTGAAGTGCCAGGAAGGGTTCGGTGCCACGTTATGCACATACTTATCGTGCGCCTTTGCATCCGCGCCCTTCGATGCGTTCCCGGTGTCGTGAATAGTGATGTATTCCGGCTTCATGGCGTAACCGGGCCGCTTGGCCTTGGGTAGCAAATCAACTTTAATCGGTACTGACATCCTGATCTTCTCCAATCCCATCACTGTGGACGATCTTATAGTTCTTGGGCAGCGTGGGCTTTAGCAAGTCGTAGAAGCCCATCTGTGCTAGAGCAAGCAAACCTCCAGCAATAGCCCCAAAAACACTGAGTTCAATCAGCAGAAGTCCAAGACCTAAACCCAATCCCAGCAGGATAGCAGGAATTGCCTCATTGTTCAGCCGAGTCTTCTCTTTCAGGAACCACCCGACAGCCCACAGAAGTATATACGTGAGTATCCAGGGATCCTGAGAAGCGCCCTTCAGAAGCTCTATGATTTCTGGCATAATAGTCCCTCCCTTCAAGTTAAAGCAATAGGCTCACCAAGACTCCGACAAGATTCACCACGACTCCGACAAGCGTCGATACGGCGAAGATCATCAGTTGGAATAGCCTTTTATCTATAGTTTCGAGCCTGCCGTTCTGGCTCTTCTGCCACCTAATCAGGTTTATCGTATCCTGTTTCAAAGCCCCAATAGTTTCCGAGTACTTGCAGTTATCGTGCTCTACCATGTTATCGACCCCCGTGTTTAGGATACGGGAGACCGCCTAAGTGGAGGTTAGGCCCAAGGCGGTCTCCCTCAAAGCCGCCCTTATTAGCTCGGGATATTCCCGTAGACCCAGAACCAGTCACTCCAGCCGCAGGCATAACGCATATACGCGCGGAACTTGGCCACCAGGGTGTCGAAGTCTTCCTCCATCTTGAACTCGATGGGCACCCGGTCGTACCACTTAAGGAACCGCTTCATGTAGCGGGAGTCAGCTAGGAACCACCGGTTATCGTCAGCCAGATAGTCCCACACGATCAGCTTGTACTTACCCTGGTGTATATTGGGGTTGTTAATGTTCTCCGACTCAGCTAGTGTGGTTTTCTTTTCTGAAGACACGAGCTCCCAAGCGATCTCCTCCAAGCCAACACCTACAATAAGGGTGTCGGGAACCACTGCCACCTTGTTGCCCCGGTCGTCTACGAACTGCCTCATCAGGTTCTTAGTAGTTTGAAGGTTGGCGTGGTTCAGGGGCAAGCTCCCAGGTTGCTCCTCTTCGGTGGGCCATCAGGAGATTTTGTGGGGTGCTCGTCACTACACAGCGGAACCCCGTCGCCACCCACCAGGGAACCTGGTTCCCTTCGGGATCGATAGCTACAGCAGATTCAGCATAGTTGAACACCATCGCTGCGTCCATCTCACGACGCCGCGCGGCAGCCTCAGCTAGATCAGCAGGCCGCCGATTGATAATGCCGTACATCTCATCATCGTACAGCTTCCGCTCGATCTGAAAACCGTCGGCGTACTCCGGAAACTCGTAAATCTTCTCGTACTGTACGTATGGCCGATCATACTGCACAGTACCGGTGAATTTCCGGAACATTCCCATCGCACCAATCGACAAGTCTTTTTCGTAAGGCTTGTCGNACGNCTGCACACTAAATATCTCGGGGATCATANNCGGGATCTGCTCGTAGACGTTGTAAAAAATCTCCGCCAGACCCGGTTCCAGGAGCTCCCCGAAGTGCTCTCTACGCGCTACAGTCATCTACTTTCACCTCCAAATAAGCGTTTAAGGACTATTAATCGGATGCAACGGTATCAGTGTTTAAAGCAAGCAGGCAAGTGTTAAACACTACCCAGCACTGGAAGTTCTTCATATCTACCCGCAGCACCGTCAGGGGACCTTGGGCAGTCGCACCGGTTGCAGCATCCACGCCCAGTCCGGTATCGTTGATGTTCACCCTCGCACCAATCACAAAGGTAGCGTGAACTTCGCTCGCCTCTGTAATGGCAGACCCGTCTTTCTTCGTCATGGGGGCCCGGTATACTGCTCCAGGAGCAACAAAGGACCCCCGCACCCATACAGCGGGTCTGCCGCCGGTAGTATCAGCCCGCCCTGTGGCGTTTTCCAGGCAGACTACCGCAACATCGGGGTCACTTTCAGTAGCCAGGGTCAACCGCCCGCTAGCGATCTTGTAGACCGCACCCTGGGTCGCACCCTCCTGTGCTGTCATCGGGAACGAAAAAGCGTCTTTAGGCGGGGCTACGTCCACAGCCCCCGCGATGAGACTCATTACCTTCTGGAACATCCGTGTTCACCTCACTCGACTTACTATAATTTTCCAAGCCGCTTCAGTTGATAGTAGTACCTCTCCAGGCTAACTCCGGTCTTCCTTGCGGCTTCCCTTTGAGCAGGGCTAAGAATTGCCTCGTAGTCAGGCTTACCGGTGCCTGGAGGTTCTCCGGAGCCCTCTACTTTCTTGCGCCGCTGTAGCTGTTGCTTGGTCCGGGTCTGCTGTTCAATGTGGTCCCTTAAGTACGGCCTGAGTACAATCGCTGCAGCGTCCACCAGGGACAGTCCCAGCTCCTCGGCCTTGTCTTCTATGTCCTCGCGGTGCTTGTCGAAAAGCGACCCGAACTCTTTCCTCGCTTCAGCCTCCTGCGACTTCAAGATCTGAGCTGTGCGCTCTTCTTCCAGTAGCCCCTCAATGCGGTCAAGCCGCTGCTCCAGTGGGGTTGCCCCGCCCTGGGAACCGGCCCCGCTATACGGGACAGTTACCGGAGCTGTAGTTTGAGCTATCGCTCCAACCCGGCTTACCACCTCTGCCGGTGGCAGCCCTGCGGCCCTGGACACCGCCTGCCCGGCCTGGATGTAAGGAATAGCTTCGTCTACACTCTTAAACCCAAGCCTGCGGGCGAACTTGCGCTCCCACTGGGCGTGCTTGCGTCTCAGGACCCTGTCGAAGTCTTCCTGGGTAAGGTAGTTTGGTTCATCCGATTCTTCTTGCACATCGTCAGGTCTATCCGCAGCATCGTCACCAACATCGTCCTGAAGCATATCTTCATCGCTACCCAGGTTGCCTTCAGTGGTTTCAAGCAGTTTGTCGTCCATTGTCTGCCTCCCGTTTTCAGCCCGTCGGCTTTATTTTTACTTCCGTTTTAGGGCCGTCGCCCGGAAACCCCAATCTTTATTTGGCACCGTTTATAGCCCGTCGGCTTTTATCCAAAAGGTTTCCTCATAGACTGAGTGGTGTTGGGACTGGTCGCAGGGTAAAGTATCCGATCCCGCGCCGAGTCCTTCTTCCCCGCAGGGGGCTTAATGGTTTGTGGAGACCGGGGGCCCCCTCTGGTAGTCACCTTNGCCTTATAAGCCAAGTAGCTCACCTCCTCNACCGAAGGTTCGTTCTCCTACTCTTTCTCCTTCAAGCCCGGCAGCTTCAGCTCCCTCCATCCTGGCTACAATAGCCTCCCAGTTGGGGAAGTTTGTCGCTTCCAGGGCCGCTTGTCTGTCGATGAGACCTATCATATAAAACTCCTTAGCCTGTTCGTAGAGCAGCGCCTGGCTGTAAGGCACCGAAGGCCCGATCTTTACCTCCACGTCAAACTCGGGGAACTTCAGTTCATCGAACATACGTTCTGCTTCCCCGGGCAACGGGGCTCCGGTCTCGTCAACCTGAACCAGACCGGCGTCCATTCCTCGCTCCAGCATGCGCCGGATAAGCTCGCTCCTCACATCCAGGGTAGTAGGCTCATCCTCCCCGGCGAGCCTGACCTGCCTGGGCTCGTCGTAGAACTCAAGCATCAGCGAGTTGGACTGCTCTACCACCTCTCTCAGGGCTATTGCCAGCTGCTTCGTCTTCTGCCGCACCCTGATGTTGGCTGCCTCCTGAAGCGCGATAATCGCCGAGGCTGCTCTTACACTCCCCGGCTGCCTGCCCTGGACCACGTCGTGGATACCTAAGATCTGTTCCATGAGCAGTATCAGCCGGTCCACATGCTGTGGGATATGCGGCGGGATTGGCACGCCCACAAGCCGATCTACCCCGCCGTTGTGGGTCCAAATAACCTGTCCGGGGTTATTGTCGAAGATCCAGGCATCCTCTTCATTAAGCCCCGAGAGCACCTGGTTTACTATCCACTGCGAGTTAGCCATAAGCCTTGTGTTATCAATGAGCTGCGCCTCAAAAGCATTAATCAACTGCTGAAGTGTAAGTGCAATTTCGATTTCTCCGAATCCCCAGAACTCTTTGTCCCCAGGATAATCTACAAACTTGGCAAACGGGAACCTGTTGTGGCGATACAAGGGGTTCTTATCCCCTGTCCGGTCATACTCCCCGCCGATGATGTCCAGAACCAAGTGCCCGGTGTAATACATCACACACATGTTGCCTTCCCGGTCCCTGAACCAGTACTCTTTGAGTGTAGCTGTAGCTTCTTTCGAGGGCTGGTCCCTGCCCTCAAGGGCTTCCACCTCTACCCAGTCGTTGTCAGGTATTACAAACCGGCCCTTCTCGGGCCACCTTCTTAAGAAATACTCCAGGCTCTTAGGCACCGCCGTGAAGCAGTAGTCCATGTCCTCTATCTTGTAAGCCCTGGGGTCCGGAAAAAAGTTCATCGGGTGCACTACATGGTAGGCCACGTCCCCCATCCCGTCGTACATGTCCGGGTCCCAGACAATCTTAAAAATAGCCGTGCCGTATTTCAGGGCGTGCAGCGCCGCTTCCCCGATTTTCTCGTCCTGCATCCGGTTGATATACCACAGGTGCTCCTGGCCTGCGGTAAGCTTGGCCGCCAGCGCCTTGTCTCCCTTGTGGTGCCAGGGCAAAATCAAGAACTTAGGGTGAGTATCAACAATCCTGGGCAGCACTGCCTGAATCATCGCCAGGACCAAGTTCAGCACCGGCGTAGATCTATCCTCAGGCACATACTCCAGCCACTGCTTGCCCCGGTAGATCTGGTCATACTCGCGCCACTTCTGGTGCAGAGGCCGCCCCGTGAAGTCCACCTTGCGCTCTCTTGCTATCTCCCAGCGCTCCTGCGCCAGATCCAGAAGATCGTTCTCTTCTTTCGAGTTCTGCTTGCGCTGGTCCGTATTCTTGAGGTTTTCCGTCATCTTTTTAATCCAAGGGACTACAGGCATATTAGCACCTCACTACTCCACTGTATCGTTTTGCTTTTCGGGCTGCCGCCATCTTGCGATACTTTTTATCCTCGACAATACTCGGATGCACAAACTCTGTCTTCGGTATCTTCGGCGCAGCCTTCAGCCCCCTCGGCGGCCTGTGGGCCTTTACAATATCCAACTGGTCCGCCAGGGCATCGGCCAGGTCCTTCTTGCCGGCATACGGAAACTTCAAAAGCTGCCACTTGAGTTTCTCCACCAGGTCGTAAGGCTTGCCCTGCTTCGAGTAAGGCTGCTTTATAATCTTTCTGGGGATGTAGAACTCGTTCTTAATCCTGGGCACAAGCCGCAAGATCCGCTCGTCTTTGCTCATGTTGCGCCTCGCTATAGGCTCAATAGCGAAGAACAGCCCCCGCTCCAGCATCATCCGCTCCATCGTGTATATATAAAGCTGCTGAAAGCCGACCGACTCAAAACCCACCGGCAGAAGAAACCGGCCTTTCTTCTGCCACTTGGCTACCATGTCAAAGACCGCTTCCGGAAGCTCGTGCTCCGAGAGCCTCTCGCTGACCCCGTCCAGGAAGAACATACGGTTGTGCTCGTCATACCCGCAGACCACAATCGAGGAATCGCAGGCGCTGTCCTCAAGTGATATAGCCGGGTCCACCGTGATGCAAATATCAAGCGTAGACAGCCAGGTATCTGACATCAGGTCTAACGGCTTGAACCACTCCTCCAAGAACTTCTGGTGCTCTGCGGGCGTGGGGTCCAGCAAGTACTGTGCTCCAAACTCATAAGGTCCCTTGGCCTCCAAGAGCTCCTGTAGTACTTCCGGCCCAAACTCCTCCGGGAACACCGGCTTCTCCGGAGAAGTAGGCGTAATCGAAATAAGCCAACTTTTTTCCTCCTCAGGAGTTCCCTTCGCCCTCTGCAAGGCTTCTTCAAGCTGCCCGTGGATGATATGCACCGGCACGCTGTAGCTGGCCTTGTGTCCGAACTCCTCGATAATCCAGGCGTACAGGTCCATGTGCGACCACCGGGTGCCGATAACTAAAAGCTCTCCGTCCGGATCTAAAAGGTCCAGCAAGTCTTTGAAGTAAAGGATCGACTTTTCAACCATCTCCTTGGTCCGGACGTATTCGCGATTTATGAGGTCGTCCGCTACAATCAACCCGTAGTGCTGTGAAACCATCGAAGCATCCACAGCCCCCGTGGTAAACGTAGCCTCCCTGGCTTGACCAGGCCGCAGCAGTGTCAGCTCGTCCTGAACGTCCCGGACTACCCAGTCCAGCTTGTCTTTCATCGTGGCCCGGTCATACTCGGTTGCATACTTCTTAATCCACCAGTCCCGCCAGACCCACCGGAAGCGCGGGTTGCTGTTAAAGTGCTTCGCTATGGTCCGTAAGAACTTCCGGCTGTTGTCCAGCTTGGCGTTGGTGATGAGGCACCGCAGGTTCGGGTTCTCCAAGGCCTTCTTTATCGGGTAGCTCTCAGTGCCAAGCGTACTTTTAAAGTGCCCCCGGGGGTGCAATAAGAGCTTGAACTTGTACTTGGGCGTATCAATATCTTTCGCCATGCTCCTGTGGTAGTGCTCAGTGAGCCGGTCATACCCCAGGATATGCTTGGCTAAGTAGTGAAGATCCTCTAAGCATTTCTGCCTGGCCTCTTCCTTGAGGATCTCCTCTTGCTCCTCCGTGAGATTAGGAAACGCCCGCATCCCTTACTCCCCCAGGTGATTTCTTCTTCAACTGGTCCTCCATCAGCGCCCGGTATCTCGGATCGGCGAAGCGCCTTGCCTTTCTGTTGTCCGGGCGTACCACAACGCCTTCAGACACCGTTGTAATGTTACTTGTCTCCTTATCGCGGACCACAACAACCCTGCGGTCGGTGGTCCTCCACCAGATTATGGCTATAATTGCCGCTCCACAAATAAGCCCCAGCGCAAAATCAGCCATTTTGGCTCTCCTCGGTCAGATATTTGCCTAAAGTAGCCTTGATAAAGTGCACCTTGGCCTCTTCAGACTTAAAAGGAGACTCCCCAAGCTCAACTTTAGTCTTTAAGTTGAGGTTAGCTTCCTCGCTGTAAAGCCCGGCAAGCTCCAAGATGAGCTTCCCGTGCTTAAAACTGCCGCTTTTGGCGGCTTCTACGAATGTTTTAAGGATTGCCGGCGTTTCCGCAGCCAGGGAGGTCTTCAGAGTCTCGAAAAACAGCGTCTTGAAGTCAGGATCGGCAAGTCTTTTGTAGATAAAATCGGCTGAACAGCCTGTTCCCTTGGAAATTTGCTCGACAGTAAGCCTCTCTAAGCCCATTCCGCCGGACTGAGCTGCGAACTGTAGGATTTTTCTGTCTTTCCTGGACAGATTTGCCTCTTTGACGCCCATAAACTCCCCTCCCTTCCAGAATTATACCAGAAGAACGTATGTTCTGTCAAGTAAAACCTTTACAAAGCGTGGGATTTTGTGTTACAATAAACCAAAATGGAGAGAAAATGGAGAGAGAGGAGGTAAAATTTCTTGGATTCAGCTACGCTCCGGCAGCTTCAAGCACTGCCTCTAGAAATCAAGGTAGAAAAAACGAAGCTAAGAATCAGAGAATGGTATGAAGCTGCTGGCGGAGACGTATACGTGAGCTTCTCAGGCGGCAAAGACAGCACGGTTCTGCTCCATATCGTGCGCAGCATCTACCCCAAAGTCCCCGCAGTGTTCATAGACACCGGCCTTGAATACCCAGAAATTAGAGAATTTGTAAAACAGTTCGATAATGTAAAGTGGCTGAAGCCCCGCATGTCGTTCCTTAAGGTCATCAGAAAGTATGGCTACCCCGTGGTAAGCAAAGAGCAGGCCAGATACATCTGGGACTACAGGCACTCCAAGTCCGAGAGAGTGCGCCACAGAGCCTGGTATGGGGACCACAAAGGCAGATATAAGATTTATGAGAAGTGGAAGTTCCTGGTAGAAGCCCCTTTTGAGATTTCTCCCAAGTGCTGCGACGTGATGAAGAAGTGGCCTGCCGACGACTACTACCGGGAGACCGGCAGAGTCTCTATCACGGGCTCCAAGGCGGCGGACAGCCTCCAGCGGAAAGCAAGCTACCTTAGGCATGGAGGCTGCAACGGGTACAACATGACCCGCCCCCGATCGATGCCCCTGGGTTTCTGGACCGACCAGGACGTGCTCATGTATCTCAAGGAGACCGGCATACCCTACTGCTCGGTATACGGAGACATCGTAGAAGAGGACGGCAAGCTTGCTACCACAGGAGTGGAGAGCACCGGTTGCATGTTCTGCATGTTCGGAGTTCACCTGGAAAGGCCGCCGAACAGGTTTCAGCAAATGAAGCTCACGCACCCTCAGCTGTATAACTATTGCATCAACGTGTTGGGTATAGGTGAAGTGCTGGATTACATGGGGTTGCCTTACAAGTGACAGGAGGCAAGCAAGTCAAGTAAGTGAGCCCGGTGAGGAGGGAGACAAGTGCCGGGAATCATAAGAAAACTCGACCNGCAGCGNAGGTTAATACTGCCCCGGGAGACCTTAAGAGCTGCCGGGTTCAAGCCGGGAGACCTTCTGGAAATCTACAGCGACGTAGGTGAGGATGGCTTGCCGTGCCTGGTGCTCACCTTATACAAGCCCGGATGCGCTCTCTGTGGGCGCCCAGACTCAGACAGGGGCTATATTACGTTTGAGGAGCACGACAAGATGCTCTGCGAGGACTGCGCAGCAGCCGTGGTCCGCGCCCTGGGGCTGGAGTTTCAGGAAAAAGCCTTTAAAAGTAAAATAGAGCGGGAGGAAGAACGTGAATAGTCAGCAACTTCAGGAATTTGTCGCCGAGTTTGAGCGGGCAGAGCATGAGGTTATGGGCTTCAAGGAGGGCGAGTATACCGGCTCCGCAAACCGCTTGAGGAACTTCGAGCGGGTGGCAGACATGCTTGGGCTTAAGGCAAGCCAGGTTGCCCTTGCCTACCTGCTCAAGCACATAGACTCTATCTCTTACCAGGTGATGTCCGGCAAGTATACCTGGGCTATGGTTATTGAAGGCAACCGGGAAGGGCTTAAGCAGAGGATTGTGGACGCGGTAAACTACCTGCACCTTATGGCGGCCTGCCTGGAAAAGGAAGAAGCTGCTGCGAGGGCCACAGGAGAAGCAGAGAGGAGTGATCAAGATGCCATTGAAGGGCGGCTACTCGGAGAAGACCATCAGGTATAACATNGCCGAAATGATACGCGCGGGCAAACCACGGGACAGGGCTGTGGCAGCCGCCTACAGAAAAGCAAGAGCGGACTATAGGAAGAGCAACCCAGGGAAGCCCCTGCCAAAACACTTAAGGAGGAACGGGTAAATGACCCACCTTGCTACGCCTGGGGGTTACGGAGGACCTACCAGGGAGGATGTTGAGGAGTACCAGAGGATTCAGAGAAGTGCTACCAAGTCGCAGATTCTAATAGAACTCATAAAGGTACTGGACCCTGCAGACCAGGACCGCAGACACAGGCTCTGCGACAAGGTGGAAGCGATTGCAGACGAAATATAGGGGCCACAGCCCCTATATTTTTTTTCCTTCGAGCTGGAAAATTCTGGAAGAGNGANTTTGGGCAAAAAAATTGAGAGNGGGAGCATCTTGCACCCCGCCAGGGCGGCCCGGGGGCCNGGGTNGGGCCGTAAAATTCTGAAAATTCTGAAACTGCCTGGGGTCCTGTTTTCATCTCCAGCAGGTACAANCGCATACAAACGCAAAACTATCCACTCAAACGAACTGGTCCTTTCGTTAAAAATTATTTAAAAAAGATAAGGATGAAAAAAGGATTTTATGCGCATAATAGCGAATAGATAAATATGCTCCTAGGAGCAAACAAAAACTAAAGGAGTGTTGAGAGAATGGAAAGGAAAGTGCGGGGAATAGACATTATTGTGAAGGCAGCGGAAAGGAAAAAGAATAAAAAGGAAGTACCAGTTAAGTTTGCCGAGAACTGGCATGGTGACCTGTACCGTTTAGGTTACAGAGCAATCCAGCATCATTGCCAGCGCTATGGAGTTTTACTTTCTATAGAGGACACCCGGGACGCAATTGCAGAAGTCGTGGCGGATTTATGGGAAGAGGGAAAGCTGCATGCCAGCGCAGAAGAGAACAAGCTTTCCCTCTCCAAAGAAGACAAAAGGCATTTCTGTCATTCTGTCGTGAATGCTTACCGGCGCTGCATTCACGAGGGGAAAAAGAGTCAAGCGGACGCCTTAGACATCATATTAGGGATGGGACATTATTACCAGTGGCGTCCGGATGGTCCTGAAGCGGCATTAGGATGGGTTGAACTAAAGGAGAGTCTCAAGCAGACTCTTAGTAGAGCAGACTATGTAGCGTGCCAGCTCATCTTGCAAGGTTACAACAAGGAGGAAGTAGCGGAAACGCTAAAAATGGACAGGAGAACGCTTCGTAGACGTCTGGACAGGCTGCCGTCTGGGAGATTGCTAAAAATATTAAGAGAATAATAAGCAGGATTTAGCACGGGGAATATTCCCCGTGCTATTTTTTTTTTCACCTATTACCTTTGTATGCGCGCGTATCCACGCGTACAACTAAGAGGGAAGACCTAAATTGTCTGAATTTAACAAATTTAAATTTTCAGCTTTTTTTATGTCNCATTTTTCCCTTTTGCGTCGCATATTTAATGAAGGGANTTTTATCCCTTCAANAAGGCAGGNAAGGGAGGGAAGAGNACATTGGCGAGGAAGGATAATCTCCTTCCTCCCGAGGAATTCNTNNGGCGGGCCGTACTTCGCCTGCGGAAAGGGCAGGCGAAGTCGATACACTCTGTCTTCTCTGGCTTTAACGCCGCCTGGAGACAGTACTATCAGTCCGATCCAGTAGAAGGCGTTAAAGCACTGGAGAAGAAAGGTGTATGCGTGACGCATCCAACGAANGGGGGCGTGCGCATATACTTAGCGGAAGACGCGCCCAGCCGGAAGGCNNCNNCGGAGGAAGTAGTAGGAATAATATTGGGCTAGGGGATTTGTGCCCCTAGCTTTGTGCAGTCCCCGGTGTGCAGTCGCCGAGCACATTGACGTGCTTGGCGTACGCCCCGTTTATATAGATGGTAATTACTGTCAACTATTTGGAGAACCTGTGTGTTCTCCAAATAGTGTGCCCTGCNGGCGCTGAGCGCGTTGAGCCTGTAGGGCGTGGCGTATGTGGAGAACGCCTTCTCCAGGTGTTCTCCAGATGTTCTCCATATAATAGGAGCGGACCATGGCCCGCCGGGAGCCATAATCCCGGCAAAATAGAAAGGAGGANANAAATGATGGAAGAGGGAAGGGGTCTCCCGAAGTTCCTAATTGAGCATCTCCAGAAAATGTTGGGCGAGGACCCCGTTATGGGGGTCCCGTGCCCTGAACCCTGCGTGGAATACCACGAGGGTTCATGTGACGCAAGGAACGCCTGTTCTAGAATGCTGAAAAAGCAAGATTAACGGCCTGTAGCCCGCTACTCCGGCCCCTCCCTCCCCCCAGGGGGGGCCGCATGGAGCGGGTTACCGCTACCACCTACGAAAGGAGAAAGGAAAATGAAGATTATCAACGTCACTCCGCATCCTGTGACATTCCAGAACCGGGAGGGCAACGTC